GGTTTACTAACGTTGGGACTTGTCTCAAAGCTAGTAACAATGCACTTGGCTTGACCTTTGGCCGAATCAGCCTGATGCGCACTTCGACATCCAAGTCGGAGTATACACGCGTTTCAGGCCCAATCCCTTCTCAATACACCCTTTCTGGGTGGTATGAGGAGGAAATGATTCGGAAGGAGAGATTTCCAGTCTTTCCTGTGATCCCGTTTCCTTTACCTACCCTGGCGCTTCTCACGAAGCGTCAGTTGTCGATCCTAGGGGCTCTAGCAGTCCTAAAGGCTTATAAGCCCTAGGACACTATCCCATAGGAGTGCTCAAATGCTTGGAGACACATTCGTTCTTCCGCAGGTTGGTGGTGACATCACCTGTAAGAAGATCAGAGAAGAAGCGTACTCGTCAGAGTATCTCTTCCGAGATTCAACGTCGAAGTACGTCGTGAAGATCCGCCACACGAAAGTGAAGGCGACATCGACACGGCCTGAGTACGATCGCCACAACCTCGAGGTTGTGCAAACGATCTTCCTCGCAGGAGCCGTACCGGAGTATGAACGCAAGTTCTACTTCGTGTACGAGGTCCTGGCTTCGGATACGTCAGTTGCGCTCGGTGATGCGGTGGCCGACAAGGTCATCCTGTCATCGAACGCGCTGCTGACGGCGTTGCTCAACTGGGAGTCCTAACTGAAAGGAACATGGTGCTCAGGTAACTGAGTAGTTAACTTCACTCGTCGTGAAGTTCCAGACCCTTTCTTGACCCCCAGCGTCTCTGTGAATGTGCTCGTGGGCATGCATGAAACATTTCCAGGAGTTAATCCAGGTATGTTTGAAAAGCATGTTTATGAGCTAATGAAGGTATACGAAGCGTTGTTCAAAGACGCTTTGTACGCCTACCCTACGATGAAGATGGAATTTGAGAGAGATCTCACCCGTCTTCAAGGAACGGTCAAGCAAAGAGGTATACAAGTTTTTCTTGTCGACCTCCCCGCAGTTGGCAAGCATCTAGATAGATGTTTGTCCAATGGCCAGTACATTCCAAGTGGCTTACCTCTGACGAAGAGGAGCTCACGAGGCGTAGCGATCCCGCAATTTCTGCGGGGACTCTACTTACTGGTTTTTCACCGTTCTGGCAGTCTGATGGACGAGGCAGATACCCAAGCAGTCTTCTTTC